TACGATTGGAAGATAACGGCTATGAAAAAAGCACCAGCGCTTGACGGACTGTCAGATGTTATCACACATATTAGATTTGATTATACGGGTACAGATGCAGATTCTGGGGAAAGTCATACTTTCTCTGGGGCTTGCCCTGTTGGAACCCCTGATGCAGAAAACTTTACAGAGTTAGCTACTTTAACAGAAGCTGATGTAATTTCTTGGGCACAGGCTAATCATCCTACAGATCACATGAACGAAGTTATAGAGAAAGCAATATCTCAAAAAGTAACACCGACTAATGTGGATGCGGATATGCCTTGGGCTCCTGAAGAAGAAACTCCAGAATAAGTATGGCTTTAGTAGGAACATGGAGAAAATACATAATAATTGAATCTGAAACAGAAACAGATAGTTTTACATTCTTGGTTCCAAAAAACTTACCTGAAGGACATCCTGATTACGAGTTTGCTGGGAAAGAAAAAACAATTACTCAGCCTAAAATGATTGAAAATATCATTGAAACTATTGAAGATTCTTATATTATTGTTAAAGCTGTTGCTATTCACTTAGAAGATAATAACAGAGAGGCGGATGATATAGATAATAATTTAGCAAAATCTTTTAGAGTTAATATTTTATACAACATATATAAAGGGGAAAATGAAAGAAAAATAAATTTTAATAACCCTTATATCGCTGATCAAAACTCTGAAGTATTTTATATTGATTTAGGTGAAATTGATAATAGTAATATGTTAGCTTGGGCTTATAGTAAAATAAAAACTACAAGAGGTTTTGAGGAATTAGAAAACTTATAAAATGGCACTACAATCATCTGGAGCAATATCTATAGACGACATAAGAACGGAATTAGGAAGTTCTAGTGGCTCTTTAAGAACTTTATCTGCAGCAGCAGGTAAGTCAACTCCAGATGCAATTAGTGAGTTTTATAGTTATAGTTCACAAGCAATTCCATCGGTAACAACATCTGCAGCAAGTTCTGTTGCTGTAACATCTGTAACTTTAAACGGTAATGTTACGTCTGATAATGGGGCCACCGTTACATCAAGAGGATTTTATTTTGGTACAAATTCAAATGTAACATCAAATCCAACATATGGATCAGGAAGTGGAACTGGATCTTATAGTTTATCAAGAACAGGGTTAACTGGTAGCACTACATATTATTTTGCTGCCTATGCAACAAATTCAGTGGGAACTGCTGTGGGAAGTACTCTTAATCTTACTACTCAAGTTCCTGTTACTTTATATAATGTTGGAAATTCATTTAATGTTTACACCCAGGGGCCAAGGGTTTGGGGTAACACTTATTATCCTTTTAACAATATAAGTTTAAGTGCATATAATGGTCAAAATGGAAATATAAATGGATTTTTTAGAAGCAGAACTTATCACCAAACTAATCATCCTAATTATGGATGGACAACAAATTATTCTCTTACAAATATACATGGAACAGATGTAAATGGCAACAACATAAGTACAGGATCTACTTCTCAAGTATCAAGTGGTTCATTATATTATAAATCAGCAACTGGTTACAATGTTGAAAATAGAGTTTATGTAAGTGGTAAACATGAAGAAAATGTAGGAGGTGGTAATTCCTTTTCTGGAAACTTTTGTAAAATAACAACAGACGGAGCAGGTTATTTAGCCTCATATAATTCAGCAATGTCTTCTGACGCAGTAAAATATTACAGTACAAATAACGGAACTGCATGGGGTGGCTCTATGTGGGGATACTGGCAGGGGCCTCAGACTTACAATGGTTTAGGGGGGCGTGAGGGTTCTTTTTGGAACCACCCTACAGGTTCTAGCAACTTTACAAGACTTAATAGGTCATCTTATTCTTACTTTTTAGTTAGCGTTTAATAATAATAAAATATGAATTTAATAAGAAAAATATCTATAGGCGCCAACTACAAGGATGCGATGCATTATATCTTAAACCAAAGTGTTCTTGGCGGAAGTTATACAATATCAGATATAGCTCAAGATGGTGACGGATACAGCGTTTGGGTTAAGAAAAACAATGAGTCTGTTAAGTGGAAAGAATTCAAAAACATACCTATAGTAATTGAATACAATATAAATATAATATGACACCAAGATGGGACTATCTTATAACTCCTTACGGAACGGAGTACAACAACACAAAAAAAATAGCGGGAAAGAGTTTAGTGATCAACACATCAATAGAGAGTGCGGCCTTTGTCAACAGGCTGGGGGTTGTGTCTGCGGTGCCGAATGGTGGGAAAATACCACTGGGTAGTATTGTTGTTCTACACCATAATGTCTTTAGAACATATCTAGATATGAAGGGTAGGAAAAGGAAAAGCAACGAATACTTTAGAGAAAATCAGTATCTTGTAGATTCAAGTAAAATATACATGTACAATGAAGGTAGTGGCTGGAAAACTACGGAAGGGTATTGCTTTGTTAGCCCTATCGATCATATTCAAGATTCTGAAATCTATAGGTCAGATAAACAAAAAGAAGAGCATGTGGGAGTTGTAAAAAACAGTAGTGTGCATAAGGAGGGAACTAAAGTTGGGTTCACTAAGAACTCCGAATATGAGTTTACTATAGATGATGAAAAAACCTATAGAATGAAAGATTCAGATATTTGTATTAAATTTAACTAATGTGGATTCTTTTTTCAAAAACAACATGTCTATTGTCATAACATTTGTGGCAAGTATTTTTGCTGCTGGGGGGATATTCTCAGAATTTACAGCACTAAAGGATGAGTTGAGGTTGGTTCATGAGAGGTTGGATGAAAAGGTTTTGGTTATAGAAAAAATCGAATATAGAGTAATAGAGCTAGAAAAAAAGACAGAATACGAAAGAGGATTACTAGACGCAAGAAATAAAATTAAATATAATGAGTAAAGACACGATCAACATAAAGTCGAATGATATTAGCGATGAGCTAAAGGAAATACAAAAAAGCATTAACTTGTTGTCTATTGCTTTTGTAGATATTATGACGATTAAGCAAAATCAAAGTGAAACAAATAGCTCCAACGATATTATTCTTAGGGATTTTGATGGATCATGGCACACAACAACGACTTTCAATGCAGAAGAATGATGAAGACAAGGTCCTTGACACTATAAATAGAGTTATTGAGGCTGGAGAAAGGGCTGTAGAGGAGTTAATAAAGGTTGCTCAGGAAAAAATAATCACAGGGAAGCCAGACGATGATCTTGCTGCTGATAGATTAAAGAATGCGGCTGCTACAAAAAAGCTTGCAATATTTGATGCTTTTGAAATACTTCAAAGAATAGAGAACGAAAGAGAGAAACTAAATGGCGAAGACGGGACTAAAAACAGTAAAGGAAAGGATACAGGATTCCAAAGCTTTGCCGAGTCTAGAGGAAGAAAGTCTTAAGCTTTGTAAGGTATTAGATCATATACCAACAAAGGACTTAAAATCTGGAAATAAAAGCAAGTCTTGGGCGTATGGTTACAATGCCAAGCACGATGTTGTTGTTATATCAAAAAGTGGTCAGATAGGAAAGGTTGTAGAGATACAAAATTTAAAAATAGCACTACCTTTGCAGCCGAATAAAATCTACCAAAAAAGTGCTAAAGAATCAGAACAATACTGGGAGGCGTTTGAGCACCCCAAAGAGCTTAAAAAGATCAAGACCATATTCCAGTGGAATGAGTACCCGAATGCATTCAAAGAAACATGGGTCGATTACATTGAGAATGAGTTCGAAAGAAGAGAAGGTGGTTTTTGGTTTAAGAATAATGGTGTTCCTACTTATATTACTGGCACTCACTACATGTACCTTCAGTGGACAAAGATTGACATTGGACATCCAGAATTTAGAGAGTCAAATAGGATCTTCTTTATATTTTGGGAAGCATGTAAAGCAGACAACAGATGCTATGGAATGTGCTACCTCAAAAACAGACGGTCTGGGTTTAGCTTCATGTCATCATCAGAGACAGTCAACCAGGCTACAATCACCTCCGATGCTAGGTTCGGTATTTTATCCAAGAGTGGTTCAGATGCAAAGAAAATGTTCACAGACAAGGTCGTTCCAATATCAACAAACTATCCCTTCTTCTTCAAGCCAATACAAGACGGTATGGATAGACCGAAAACAGAGCTCGCCTACAGAGTACCAGCATCAAAGCTTACAAGAAGATCTATTGCGGACACAGAAAGTGAAGAAACACTTACAGGACTCGACACTACAATTGATTGGAAGAACACTGGAGATAACTCATACGACGGTGAAAAGCTACGACTCCTTGTTCATGATGAATCTGGAAAGTGGGAAAAACCAGATAATATCCTCAACAACTGGCGCGTCACTAAAACTACATTAAGACTAGGTAGAAGGATTATAGGAAAGTGTCTTATGGGATCTACTTCCAATGCCCTAGATAAAGGAGGAAGTAACTTCAAGAAACTATATAATGACTCAGATGCTAGTAGAAGAAATGCAAATGGTCAAACCAAAAGCGGTATGTATTCACTTTTCATCCCGATGGAGTGGAACTTTGAGGGGTTTTTAGATCAATATGGACAGCCTGTCTTTAGAAAGCCAAATAAAGCCGTTTTAGACCCCTATGGTGACGTTATAGATAGTGGAGTACTAGACTACTGGGAAAATGAAGTAGAGAGCCTTAGAAACGATTCTGACGCACTTAATGAGTTCTATAGACAGTTTCCTAGAACGGAAGGTCATGCATTTAGGGATGAGGCTAAGAATAGTTTATTCAACCTAACTAAGCTATACCAGCAAATAGATTACAATGACGGGTTAGAGAGGCAAAGAGTTGTACAGAGAGGCTCTTTTCATTGGCAAAATGGAATAAAGGACAGTGAAGTTGTTTGGAGCCCTGAGAAGAATGGGCGTTTTTATGTTACATGGATACCACCAAGAGAGCTAAGAAATAGAGTTATAACCAAGTCAGGGATTAAATACCCTGGAAATGAGCACATAGGTTCTTTTGGTTGTGACTCTTATGATATCTCTGGAACCGTAGGGGGTGGAGGGTCTAATGGAGCTCTTCACGGTCACACAAAACCAAACTTTGATGGACCATCTAATTCTTTTTTTCTTGAATATGTATACAGACCACAGACTGCAGAGTTGTTCTATGAGGATGTTTTAATGGCTATGGTTTTTTATGGGATGCCTGTACTTGTAGAGAACAACAAGCCAAGGCTCTTGTATCACTTAAAAAATAGAGGTTATAGGAAGTGGAGTATAAATAGGCCTGATAAGAATAGAAATGATTTGTCAAAAGCAGAAAGGGAACTAGGAGGCATACCATCGTCTCCAGCAGTCATATCCATTCACGCTGAGGCTATTGAGAGTTATATAGAAAATAATGTTGGGTTTAGTGACAATGGCAGTGGAGACATGTATTTCACAAGGACTTTACTTGATTGGGCAAACTACGATATTAACAAAAGAACTAAATTTGATGCAACCGTTAGTTCGGGTTTAGCTATAATGGCAAACCAGAAGTATGTGGTTAAACCTCAGAAAAATAATATAGAAATAAATGTTAACTTTGCAAAGTATAATAATGGCGGCACAGTTAGCTCTATTATAAAGTAATAATATGCAAGGATCTTCTGGGAGATATGTTATAGGATTTCCAAATCAATTAGCGTCAGATGCTGAGAAGGCATCTAAAGAGTATGGACTTATGGTTGGTCGTGCTATCGAATCAGAATGGTTCAGAAGGGATGGTGGTCAATCTAGGTTTTATAACAACAGAGACACATACCACAAACTAAGAACCTATGCGATGGGAGATCAGTCTGTTCGCAAGTATAAGGACGAGCTTGCTATTAACGGAGACATATCCTATCTAAACTTAGATTGGACTCCTGTGCCTATAATTCCTAAGTTTGTAGATATTGTTGTTAATGGTATATCTAATAGATTGTTTGATGTAAAAGCAGAAGCTATTGATCCTATATCTTCAAATAAGAAGGCAATGTACAAGAACCGCATTCAAACAGAGATGCGAAATAAAGAAGACTTTGAGGAAATAGGGGCTCTTTTAGGAAAAAATATGTTTAGCGTTCAGCCAGACATGATTCCAGAAACTGAAGATGAGCTTGACATCCACATGAAAATAGATTATAAGGATGACATAGAGATTGCTGAGGAAAAAGCAATTACATCTATATTAAGGCATAACAACTACGAGTACACAAAGAAAAGATTAGATGAAGATTCAGCTGTATTAGGTATTTCAGCATCAAAACATACGTTTAATACTCACGATGGTATTAAGATTGAGTATGTAGATCCATCTGATTTGGTTCACAGTCCAACTGATGATCCTCATTTTGAAGACTGTTATTATTTTGGAGAAGTAAAAAACGTAAACATTACAGAGTTAAAAAAAATCGATCCTAAATTAACAAAGGAAGAGATTGATGAAATAGGTAAGTCTTCCTCTAAGTTTGATTCATATCAAGGAACAAGAGGCGGATACCAGACAGATAACTTTGATCTTAATACAGCTACGTTATTATACTTCTGTTATAAGACAGACAAGAATATTGTATATAAGAAAAAGAAAAACTCCTATGGGGGAGACAAAGTGCTAAGAAAAGACGATCAATTTAATCCACCGAAAAGTGAACAGGCACGCTTTGAAAAACTATCTAAAAAAATTGATGTATGGTACGAAGGTGTTCTTGTGCTAGGAACAAACAAGATTCTCAAGTGGGAATTAATGAAAAACATGGTGCGACCAAAAAGCTCGATGCAGAAGGTGTTTGCACCGTTCGTTGTAAGTGCGCCAAAAATGTACAAGGGACAGATTGATTCTTTAGTAAAAAGAATGATACCTTTTGCCGATCAAATACAATTGCTTCATCTTAAGCTACAACAAGTTGCGGCTAAAATGATACCAGATGGAGTGTTCATTGATCTTGATGGAATATCTTCAATAAACCTAGGTAACGGAAACACATATTCTCCTCAAGAGGCATTAAATATGTACTTCCAGACTGGGTCAGTTTTAGGTAGAAGTTTCACGGAAGAGGGTGAGTTTAATAGTGGAAAGATTCCAGTTCAAGAGCTAACGTCCTCTGGGGCTAATTCAAAGATATCCTCCTTAATTAACATGTACAACTACAACTTGAATATGTTAAGAGGTGTTACAGGATTAAACGAAGCCAGGGATGGATCTATGCCAGACTCAAAAGCACTAGTTGGAATTCAAAAACTAGCTGCCTTAAATTCAAATACAGCAACTAGACATATACTTAAGTCTGGTTTATTTATAACAGAGAGACTAGCGGAATGTGTTGCGTATAGAATATCTGATGTTCTCGAGTATTCTGACATGAAAGATGATTTCATTAAGAACATAGGAAAATACAGTGTAGATATATTAGAAGAAATTAAAGAACTTCACCTACACGACTTTGGTATTTTCATTGAGATGCATCCTGATGAGGAAGAGAAGCAGATGCTAGAGCAAAACATCCAAACATCTCTTTCAGCTGGAAAGATAGATATTGATGATGCGATTGATATTAGAAACGTTAAGAACGTAAAGATAGCGTCTCAACTGCTTAAGGTTAGAAAAAGAAGAAAAGAGAAGCTGGATAACAAGAGACAGCAAGAAAACATTGCCTTACAAGCAGAGGCAAACCAACAGGCTGCTTTAACTGCAGAACAAGGAAAGCAACAAACAGCACTAGCTAAAATGGAGGCTGAGGCTAAAATAAAACAGCTTGAAGCAGAGCTAGAAATGCAGAGAATGCAACAAGAGTTTATTCTTAAGTCTGAACTTATAAAACTGCAAAAAGGAATTGAGGGCCAAATAAAGGGCAATGAGATCATGATGCAGAAAGAGAAAGATGAGTACAAGGAGGACAGGAAAGACAAGAGAACTGCAAAGCAAGCCACACAACAGTCTAAATTAATACAACAAAGACAGCAAGACTTAGATCCAATTGATTTTGATGGTCAAGACTCGTTAGGGTCAGGTCTAGAGGGAATCGTTGGCATTGATTAATTATTTAATTTTGCACTATAATTTAATTTAATTCAAATGGAATGGAAAGTAAGGGCTTTGGATGCCGATGGTAATCCTATTGAGCCAAAACAAAAGGAGCAACCGCAGGAAGAGGTGACGCAAGAAGTTACACAAGAGCCTACGGAAGAAGTAAAAGAAGAAGTACAAACACAATCTCAAGAGGATGGCATACAAGAGCAAGAAAACAAAGACGTCGTACAGCAGCAAACAGAAGAGCAAGAAGGCGTACAAGAAAAGCAAGAAGTAGAGAAACCATTTGAGATTGATGATAATAGCATTTTAAGCTATTTGAAAGACAGGCACGACCTTGAGGTCGAGTCTATTGACGTTCTTAAAAATACTGGAAAAAAACAAGAGCAATCTATACCAGAGGATGTTGCTAAGTTTATGGAGTACAAAAATGAAACAGGTCGTTCATTTGATGACTACGCAAAACTGCAGCAAAACTGGTCAGAAGTAGATGAGACAACACGCTTGAGAGAATATTACAAGCAAACAAAACCTCATCTAGACATGGAGGAGATCGATTACCTAATTGGAGAGCAGTACAGCTATGATAGTGAACTAGACGAAGAGAAGGAGATCAAGGCCAAGAAGATTGCATATAAAGAAGAATTATACAAAGCTACAAGTTACTTTGAAGGATTGAAGGAAAAGTATAAGGCACCTCTTGAGTCAAGAGATGCTGACATTCCAGAGCCCTACAAGGAGGCTTTTAACTTTTATAATCAATATAGAGAACAATCTGAGCAAGAAACAAAGTCTCAAGGTGAGCGCTCTCGTATCTTTATGGATAAAACGAATACTCTTTTTTCTGATGAGTTCAAAGGTTTTGAATTTAATGTTGGAGAAAAAAAGCAGTCGTTTCGCCCCAAAGACCTAGGTAAGGTTAAAGAAGTTCAATCAGATATAAATAACTTTTTTAATCAGCACTTAGACGAAAAGGGTGTCGTTAAAGATATAAATGCGTATCACAAAGCTTTATACGCTGCACAGAATGCGGATTCATTAGCTAAGTACTTTTATGAACAAGGAAGGGCTGATGCTACGGATGGTATTGTCAAGGAAACAAAAAACATTGACATGTCTGTTCGTAAAAATGCGCAAACTGATGTAGGAGGTACAAAGTTTAGAGCAGTTTCTTCTGATGATACGTTCTCGTTTAAAATTAAAAAAAGAAAATAAATCATTAAAAGACAAGAAAAATGAGTGTAACAATGACTAACAAAACTGGAGGAGTGACAAATAGCCCTTATGCGGCTAACTTGACACCCGCTCCAGGAAAACAAACCAACCCAAATAACTATCTAGGATCAGCTATTGAGTTTACTTCTCAGTACCTTCCTGATGTATATGAAGCAGAATTTGAAAAATATGGAAACCGTTCTGTTTCTTCTTTTTTAAGACTAGTAGGTGCTGAGATGCCTTTTCAGTCTGACGTAATCCAATGGTCAGAGCAGGGAAGACTTCACTTAGCGGTTACTGGAGCAACACGTTCTGGAGATGTAATTACATCAAACGCACACCCTTTCCGTTTGAACCAAACAGTTATTATTTCTGATGGTACAGACCAAGACAAAGCAATCGTTACAGCAGTAACTGCAAATACTTTCGATGTGGCTTCTTATTCAGGTGCTAATATAGCAGCTGCTGTAGGAACTACTGGATTAAGTGTTTTTGCTTTTGGTTCTGAATTTTCAAAAGGAACTAACGGTATGAGCGGATCTTTAGAGGCTCCAAAAGATATCCAAACAACTACTCCTATCATAATCAAAGACAAGTATGAAGTCAATGGTTCTGACATGGCGCAGATCGGATGGATTGAAGTAACTACTGAGAATGGTGCATCTGGATACCTTTGGTACTTAAAATCAGAGCATGAAACTCGTCTACGTTTCGAAGACTATTTAGAATTATCTCTTATTGAAGGAGAGCCTGCTGCTTCTGGTTCAGGAGCTGAAACTGCTGGATATAACGGTACAAAAGGTTTATTCTATGAGCTAGAAAATAGAGGAAATATTGCTACTGGATCTATTGCTGATCGTACTGATATTGAAGAGATCATCAAAGTGTTAGACAAAGAAGGAGCTATTCAAGAGAACGTCCTTTTCGTTAACAGAACAAAATCATTTGAAATTGAC